CAATTCAGCGCCCATGATGGCAATCTTTACCGGGTCAGTGCCGCTGATCTCGTACACCCGATCTCGCAGCTTGACTGTCATGCCAAGACGCCGCCAGAACGTGCGGTAGCCGTACTCACCAATTTTTCCCATGCTGGCCCAATGCTCACTTGACCAAGTGTGACCGCCATCGTCGCTCCAGCGCAGCATACATTGCGGGTCATAGCCTGGTGTGGCTGGGAATGACTCGGTGACAATCTCCGCGCCGTCAATGTCTGGGCCAGAGTAGGCAAAGGTTACTAGGTATTCAACCGGGAATCCAAAGGCCGTTTCAACAATAATTTCATCGCCGCTTTCAGTTGCCAGATACTCCCAATCAAACTCGGCAATCAGTTGGTAGCTTGGGCCTGCTGGTGGGACGTTTGCCAACTCAGTGACAATGCCTTCTGCGTCGTACCCTGGCGTGATGCCTAACCCTACGCCTGTCTCAGCGTCAAGTTGCAAAGTGTGGTGGGCTGTGCGCTTGAGGTTGTTCTGGTTTGTCGGCAGCGCCCTCCATGAGCGCAGCCACTTTTGGATGCCGCCGTTGTCAGCGTACACATCCAAGTTAAAAGCGTAGATGTTGCCATTCTCGTAGTCGCCCAACACAATTTGGCTGTTAAACGCTATTTGGCAGTTTGACCTGTGGCGCATGAACAGGCCGTTGTCAAACCCAGCCCGTTCGTGCCAAGCCTGGGTAGACACATCGTAAACCCAAGTGGCGTTGCCGGTGGGGAATGTCAGGACGTAGAAAGCATGGCCTTCTTGCTGGTATGTGTAGGCAATGGCGTCAGAAATGTTGCCATACTGGGCAATGGCGTACTCAATGGCATGGGTGCTGACCCGAGTGCCGGTATAGCCATTGGCCCGGTAGACGATGCCCTGGCCTCGCGCATCTGCGCCCAACCAAAAGATGCCGTTGTCCAGCTTGGCAACAGAGAAGGCCGCAGCGCAGCCGATCTCATTGAACGCGCCTTGGATGCGGGTCATGGGAAAGTCGGCAGCGCCGGAGTCGTACCAGACCTCGACCGAGTTAGTGCCAAACAACCAAATTTGTGCATGGTCAACAATCATGCTGACCAAACCATCAGGCGAACCCTCGGCACTGGCAAAATCAAGCGGGTCAACGGAGGAACCGTCCAGCAGTTGCGTTACCCAGAATATCTGGCTGTTAGGTTGGGTAAAAACAAAGTAGCCGTCTAGGTAGCCAACTATAGCCGCGCCAGCAAAGTCAGGATCAGTGATCTGGGCAAAGACTAGGGTGCTGCTGTTGTAGATGTAACCCGGCCCGTTGGCTGCAATGAACAACTGAGTTCCGTTGTCGCTCATGCTAACCGGGCCAGTGCCTGCTACCGTGCCACGCAAGGTGGCTACATAGGCCGTGGTGAGGCTGTAGAGTTCAGTGCCACTAACCACATAGGCAACGCCGTTGAACGTCCACAAGCCCCGTATTGGCCCTGTCCCAACCGTCACCAACAAGTCAAGCCCAGGCGCTCGGTTCAAAAACCCGCCTGTTTGCCCTCCATCTGGGATAACTTCTGGGAACAGGTTGACCATCCTGTTATCCGCAGCATTAACGCTACGGGCAACATAGGCGCTGCCAAGGATGGGCGATTTCATGTTAAACGTAACTTGGATACCACTTGGTCGTGGTTGAGTCGTAGGTCATTGTCAATGCCCGACTAACTACAGCCGTTCCTGCCACAGCAATATTGCCTGCGGTTGTCCAGGTAAAAGCGCCAGTTGGAATCAAAGTTATTGTGCCACCACCAGTGGTAAACGGCGCAATTGCAGTAATAGTTACTACGGCTGCTGTTCCAGAAATAAAAGTAATGTCTTTTGTTGGCGCAATCGTAGCTGCGCTTGCAATTGTTGCGGCTGCTGCCCTTGTACCTGTAATTTCTGAGACTGCCAACGTGCCATTGATTGCTAACGATTGCGTTGCTGCGGTGGTATTAAACGTGCCGTACAGCAAAGAAAGTGATTTATCCCCTGCGGTATTGGTGCGGTCTTGGTTGTTGACGTAGAAGGCATTTGCGCCTGTCTCATACTGCCCAGCGTAATTACCTAAAGCTACGCAACCGCCTGCGGCAGACATTAGTGTTGAATTACCAATTGCGGTGTTAGAACCGCCTGTTGCACTTTGAAGTGCAGAATTTCCCAAGGCCGTATTGAGCGCACCTGGAGTTGCCGCTGTTAATGTATTTGAGCCAATTGACGTATTTCCATTGCCAGCGGTAGCGTTGATTAACGCAGAATTTCCCACGGCAACACAGTTGTCAGCAGCTTGGATAAATTTTGCAGCGTTAGCGCCCACGGCAGTGTTTTGACTGCCAGTTGTAATTGCCGATAAAGCAGAGGCTCCCGCTGCCGTGTTTGTGGCAATAGCAGCAAGACCCCTACCAACTGTCAAACCTTGAATGACCGCACCAGCAGTTAACGTGGACACGCCAGCCACAGCCAAGGTGTTAGCCAAAGTAACAGCGCCAGTTACGCCAAAGGTTGTGCCAACAGTTGCTAAACCAGACACTGCAAGGCTTGTAGCTGTGGCTGCGCCCAGCACAGGCGTAATCATTGTCGGGCTGGTGAACAGCAAGGTCTTGCTGATGCTCTTGGTTGTGCCAGCTTGGACAAACGGAACAATATCGGCAGCGTTGATGACGGTGGCAACGGGCAAACCAGAGATGGCAACGGTAGTCATAATTAAAAGTTCCCAGCGTAAATGTTGTAGCGTTGACGATTAGCAACTATGCCGTAAGGCATCGCCATCACATCGTCAGGGTTGTTGATGCGCTTGATGTTGCGCTTAGAGGTCATGGCAATGCGCGAGACTTGTGGACTTGGCTCGACGCCAAACTCAGCGGCAATCTCACAAGCTAGGTTGAACCTAAAGGCCCGTAGGTAGCCTGGTGGGAATGACAACGTGGTTGCCAGCACTGCTGGCTGTGTCAATTCTTCAACCGAAATAAAGTGCCATTCCAGCGGACGCAGCGGCACTGGATAGACATACATTTCAATGTCGGGATACGACATATTTATCCACAACACCTGTGGATAAGTGCTAGTCACTGTTTTGACTGCAATCCCATCATACTGCTGTTGATTGATGATCTTGATGCCGTAGCTAACGTTGGTGGCAGCGTCCCGAAAGTAGGTAGCATCGTCCACCAAAATTGGCCTGTTGCCAACAAAATCACCCGATGGGCCTAACGTGCGGCTGCGGATACTGGCAGGCCAGGTAAACACCTGATCCTGAGTGCTGAACACTGACAGACGCTCAGTGTTCCATGAGTCAATCATCTGATTGAGCGCAGTCAGCGAATCCTGAGATGTGGCTGCGGAAGGTGTTTCGCCTTCTGCCAACATTCCAATCAGGCGCAACGCCCCGTTTATTTGGTCGCCAGCAGATGTGGTCATACCCTATGCTCCTAGTTCAGCAACCTCAACTCGCGGCCTGCCACGGGGACGTTTCATTTCGTTTACCGTGGCAGGTTGTTCAACATCACCTAAATCATACCTCACCCAACCGTTTTTTTCATCGTAAACAGCTTCCAATTCAGCGCAAGCCACTTTTGTACCGTGAACCGGGTGACGTAGATAAATGACCATTTTTACGCTGCGCCGTGGATGATGACGTAATTGATGACAACGGCCTCAGAATACGATGTTGCAGCAGTCAAATTCCGCAAAGTAATCAAAGCAGAACCAGCAGCCAAATACGAAACGTAAACGGTGTAAGCCCCAGCAAGACTACCAGTGGTATTGCTACCAATATTCACAATCATTGCGTCATTGGTAGAAATGATGCTGTTGGTCAAAATAAATGACACGGCAGTGGCTCCAGCCAAAGCTGCATTGTTCATGGTGATGCGCCCAGCACTGGTGTTCGCAGTCACGCCTGTAGATTTGCTGGTGGCTTGGGTTACTGTTGTTTGAGCAGCAGTTGTGTAGCCAATTTCAGTACTGGCATACATTGTGGTGAATTCTGGGTCGGAATATGCGACGCCGATTGATTGGCTATTTGACATGATGTTTCCTTATGAATGCCCCACGCCTTGTAAGCGTGAGGCGTTTCTATCACAGACGATACAAAGTCCAAGTAGCATCGCCAGTTTTACGGGCGCGGAAGGTAGCAGACGTACCTGCAACAGCCGCAATGGTCATAAGACCTAGCGAGCCAGAAGTGCCAACCGTCCAGCCAGTACCAGCAGTCATAGTAATGACACCAGAACTGGAGCCGTCCACGTTAATCACTTGGAACTCAAAGGCCGAGTTGTTGGGCATACTTGGGAAAGCAGCGTCCATCAAAGCAGTCGTTGGGAGCGTATAGGCAGCAGCAGACGCGCCTGGGGAACCAAGAATAATCCGGTTAGCCAATTGAGCCACGGTTAGAGTTGCTGCGCCTGCGGCGACTGCGCTTGGTGTAGGCTGGGCATTGAACTGAATTTCACCAGTATTGCCGTCACCGACTTGATAACCACCAGAACCATTAGGGAGAGCCATGATAATTTCCTTTGAAAGATGTTACGAAGAAAGGGGCCAAAGCCCCATTCAATTTAGCCCCAAAGACGGCAAGCCATCTGAGGACGAATAGTGCCAAAACCGTAGAGAACGTCGATACGGCAAGGCATACGGTCGTTGTTAATATCGTATTGCCTGACCACACGAAGAGAAATACCGTTATGGTTTGCGCGAGCAGCCATATCTACCCCCTGCGGCATGAGGAGGTCAGCCGTAGCAAATGTTATGGCGTCCTTGTGGTAGATCATGTTTTGCGGATAGCCAGTAGATGCAGTACCAACAAACGTCACGGCAGCGTTGTCAGCAGGAAAGCTGTCAACGGTAGCCAAGGCGCTGGCGCTGGTATAGATTGCTGGGCTGATTGCAACACTTGTCCATGCACCAGAAGATGCAGTGGCGGTAGAGGTGCAAACAAACTGCTGCAACGAACCAGTTGACTCACGGGTCTGTGGGTTAACTGCGTACACGCTTGCAATAGTAAACACATCACCAGCAACAATAGTTGCAGCGCCAGTACCACCGTCAATATTGATCGTTGCTTGGCCTTGGGTGCTAACAGCACCGTTAACCAAGATCGTGTCAGTTGTAGACCGTGTACCAGTGGTGTGAACCTTGATAGATTGGCTCATGTTGACTTCATCAAACCCAAGCACACCAGTACCCATCATGCCGTTTTTAAACTGGCGTGACACAGTGTCGGTGGGGTTAAACAAGCCTTTCATGCCCTCAACCAAGCCAGCGTTAGCGGCAGGATTGACAGTAGCGTAGCGAGGCGACATAACAGCAGCGTTTTCATTCAGTTTCTGTTGCGCTTGCAACAGAACCAAGGAAGTAGCTGGAACAGTGCCGGGAGTGCCAACAGTCGAATAGATCGACTTGTAAGCGTTGGCAACGTCAGCGTCAATGCTGGAGGCCAACTGAGAGATACGGGGCTTGAGAACCCGGTCTGCAAAGTCGTCCATCTGCATGGTCAGTTCAGCGGATGTAAAGTTCACGCCGATGTGCTTTTGGCTTGCCACGGTCAGAGTTGTAAACTGCTCGTTGTCGTCCTGCACTTGCAGGGCTGCACCGTCAGTCACCAGCGCCCGATCAGGCAGGCGAATACGCAAGGTTGAGCCGATTTTTGCACCGTTAACAGCAAAGCTGTCGTCGTACTGCCGGTTCACGTTGCGAGTAATTACCAGGTTGTTCTCAAG